AGAGAAGGGGTCTTCGTACTCCATCTCGGTAATCATACTTGCGAGGTCAGTACCCAGTAAGCCCTTTCTGTACAACTCACGATATATAATCAGTGTGCCGTCAACTGGGTCAACTGCACCCCATATACAAGCACTCTCTGAAGCATAACCGTAATCTATTCCCTTGGTGCGTTCCCAACCAATAGGAATCTCAAATGGCGTAATCACATGGTCGAAAGGATTAAACTCTGTAAACGCTGCGCCTTCTGCAACATCCCAGTTACCTTCCAGAAGTTGCTGTCGCTGCGTTGGGGGCAGGGAGGCTAACATCTTTTCGTAACGACCGTCTTTGGCTAGGTAGGGGTTATCCTGTAACCTAGCGGGTATAAACTTCCTAGTGAGGCCATCATCGCCTCTAAAGCTATCATTAGGGGGAGCGGGGTCAATGTACCGCTTCTTCACCCAATGCGCTCCTGAACCACCGGGGTTCGCTGTACAACGCATGTAGACCTCAATCTCGGGGTCTGTGGTTCGTAGTCGTGAACCAAGGTAGTTCCAAGCAAACTCTGTAGGCAAGTGTGTAATCTCATCAAAGCCAATGAAGCTGTATGCCTGACCCTGATAACGGTAAACATCCGCATCACGCTCCAAGAACCCAAACTCCATCTTAGCTCCACTCGGGAACGTCCACATCTTTTCTACTTCTTTGTACTTAGCGCCGGGAAATGCTTTTGGGTATAGCTCCCGACTCTTGTCGATTAGTTCTCTTAATTCTGGCATAGAGCGGCGCAAGATGATTGCTCTATGGGCTGAGCGGTGTGCAAAACGAAGGGGGTCAATAAGCATGGCGTATGACTTACCGCCCCCTGCTGCACCACCGTACAACACATCTGTCTCTCCAGCCGCTAGGAACTCTTCCTGTGGGCCTTCGTTAGCCTTAAAGATAACATTCTCTTGTGCTTCAGCTTGCAGGGCTGTTGGAATGTCATCCAGCTCATCGGCGCTTACGAGCTTTGTTGCGTTCTCGTTTTCGAGCTTGCTAAGAGTCTTTTTGGTTTTGCTTATAGACTTCTTGTAGTTATCTATTTTACTCTGTGCTGCTTTAAGCTTCTTCTCTTTGTCCTTAACGGACTTCTTGGCGTTGAGCTTAGCTTTAGTCTCTGAGTGGTATGTGTATCCCCTACCCTTTGAACCTTTAACTCTGCCGCCCTTTTTACGAGGAGTACCATCTAGCTTTAAGACAAACTGGCCGTCATCATCCTTGACGTAGTTGTCGGGATTCTCTTCCCAATCAGTCATGGTCTTCTTTACTTCTGAGCTTCTGTAGTATTGCCCGTAGCTTGCCGAATACCTTCTGCAACACCATCAGCGCCGTAGGTAATAGTGTTGGTTACGTCACCGCCAATTGCTTGGGTGATGTCGGCAGTTGCTTCGCCGGTAGCTGCAATGGTCTTGTTTACGATGTCTTGGCCGCCATCTACAGCAGCGTTAAACGTCTGACAACCCATCAGTACAACAGCGGTCAGCATAAGTGTAATTACTTTCATTATTAACCTCTCTTCTTTACTATTTTTTTAAGGCCCATGTGTGATATGGCCCTGCCTGTTTCGTGTGTAAGCCAAATGCTTCCGTCTCGTAAGCTTAGTGACCTGTCCTTTATAAGGGGGATAACCTTTTCTAGCATGTCTAGTTCTTCTTGCACTGGTTCTAGCATTTCGTTATTAGACTCACTGAGCTTATAACCAAACGGTATAGTGCTACTAGACCTCCGTATAGTCTCCATCTATTACCACCTCCTTCTTGGCGGGGATAACAAACAACCCACCAGTCGTATTCACATTGACATCTAAGCGTTCTGTCTTGCCTAAGCCTACACGGTCTAGGATTTGCTGTGCTGCCTGTAAGCGCATGTTAGCCTGTGGTATAGGCTCTGCACTGTCCATGATGCTAACTAGCTTCATGGCGGCTTTAGGTGCGCTCAGGCTTAGGATGCCGGTAGCTACGTCAAGTATCTCGGTACGCAGGGCTTTGACTACAGCGTAGTGTGTTCCCTCTGCGTAACCTGCTTGCTCTGCTGCAAGCCTAACATCACCCCCACAAGAGGGGAGGTTGTTCAAGAAGTCTTGCTGTCTTGTGGTTAGTTGCTTATCAGCCATGATAATGTCTATTCCCTTTAATTCTTTACTATTACTATAGTATACCCGTAATATGGAGGTTTGTCAAGTTATTTATAACTTATTTTCATATATAATAGTATATAAAGCTCTTTATAGTATATACAGTAACATATTAGCAAATAAACAAGAAATAACTTGACAGATGGTCATTCTACGGGTATAATAGATATTAAGCCCCCCGGGGTTATAGCATATGTAATACAGGTTTAGGTTTATGCTTATATGCGTACTTATACACCGTATATCCCGCAGTTTATAAACCCCACTCCCTTTAAAGACCTTGGAGGTCGCCCGACTTCCCATCCCTTGCCCTTCCCTTTAAAGCCTTTTAAAGCTGCGGCGCTATCTGGTTTACATGGCATATCTCCAAAAAATGTATATGATTGTATATATATCCCAGTACCCCCCCATGGCAGCTTGCCCACCCCCTAAAGACTCCAGAGAGTCTTTAAAAATCTCCAGAGATTCCATAGAATCTCAACGCCCGCTATGCAGGCTATGACGCATTGAAGACTTTTAAAGTCTTTAAGGTTCAGCCCCAGCTTTCTAGTTTACAAAACTAGGGAGATGTTAAAATGTTTTTAAATCTATAGATTTACTCCAGAGACTTCCAATCTTTTCAACGACTTACCAGCTATTTAGACTTCGTCTAGTTCACCCTCCTGAGACTTTAAAAGTCTCTATAGTTCTATCGCCTGCACGGAAATTCCGATAGGAATTTGGCCAGATTTTTAGTAACCCTATAAGCTATAAAAGCTTATAGGGTTACTAATAAGTATTCCTTATTTAAAAATGAAGAAGAGAGTTCTACGAACTTCTTCATTTTTTAATAAGGAATACTAATATGCTGACTTCAAACTTCAAAAACATCGATGTCAACCAAATTGCAACAGACCGTCAAACCTACGGCGTTGCTTGTCACTTTGCCAATATCCATGCCGCTTCTCCTTCGGAGAGATATGGATTGACCAAGGTTTTCAATGCCGTTATCAAGAAGTATTACAGCGATGCCGATAGCTTTATGACCCATGGTGATGTCTCCGAGTTCAGAGAATGGGATTGTGTCCCAGAGCAGTTCCTGCTGATGATTACCGGCAAGAAACCAACCAAGAAGCCAAAGGCTTCAAAGAAAGCTAAAGCTGCTCCGAAGGCTCCCAAGGTTGAAGCAAAGGCAAAAGCAAAGCCAAAGGCTACTGCGAAAAAAGAAACGCTGACTAGCCGTGTTGATTCGCTAGAAGCGAAGATGGATAAAATCCTTGAGATTCTTTCTGCGAAATAAGACTTGACAAATCTATAAGCCGTCAGTAATATGGCGGCTCAACTTTCCGAGGTATAAAAGTTATGAGCAATTATTTCTACGAAATGTTATTCCCTGATGTAAGTTTTCGTGATAAGATTTGTGTAGTTTTTAGTGATGGTAGTAGTAAAATATATAAACACTTGTACCTGAATAGCTTTATCTTGAAAGAAATAGAATGGGAAAATGTTGTAGACTGCTACGAGGTATAGATATATGTTAGATATATGGGAAGAGATGTTTCCAAATGTAAGATTTACAGATAAAATTGAAGTAGAATATAAAGATGGAACCACTGAAAAAGTTAAACATCTATACTTTGATGATATGCCTTTAGAAGATATAGACTGGGAAAATGTTGTAGACTGCTATGAACTTTAGTTAATTTATATAGCCTATTACGAAGTAGTAGGCTCTATTAAATTAACTTCAAAACGAAAGGTATAATACTATGATTAAATCAGTCCCTGCTTTTGTGACCCCCAAAGATATGAAAGACTTAGAAGATAGAATAGAAAGCTATTCCGGCAGTGAAAAGGCAGCAGCTTGGATGGGTGCTATCATGGCTTGGAATTTAGCTTGTAAGATGGTTAACGAAAAAGAGGCGACAGAGAATGTTTAATATTATATTTGACGGCAATAGAATTATATGTGAAGATTTGGATGTTGCCAGAGACGTAGCGGCCAATCTGTTAGAGAATTATAACGAGGTTAATATCTATCCTTCCGAGGATGTTGACCTTGAAAGCTTACAAGAAATAGCAGTGGAGGTGTAGAATGTTAGCTGATTTGGTTACAATCTGTCTAGTTGCAGCGGTTACAGTGCTGCTCTTTAAATATAGTGAGAGAGAGGATGACGATATATGAACACTTCAAACGAACTACAAAAGACTTTACAGTCACGTTTACAGTCATGTTTAGATTCTAAGCTTATAAGTTCTTGTGGTATACTACGAATCTGCATTAGCCATCGACCTAAAACAAAGAATAACTTTAGGCCTGAAGGTGAATATATGTTACATAGTTGGGGAGATGAGGGAGGCCAGATGGAGATATTTTGGGGTCACTATGACCTGACAGTTAAAGAGGCTTTAGATATATGGAATGCCAAGCTTATCGAACAGATTAAATGGTTTAAATAATTAATATATACCCTACTACTTAATGACTTTTAAGTTAGTAAGTTCTTACGAACTAACTAATAAAGACACAAAAGAGGCGAACCGAGATGAAGAAAGTTGACTTGTTTTACACTCCGACTAGCATGAAAGACTTAGAAGATAGACTCGAAAGTTTCTCAGGCAGTGAAAAATCTGTAGCTTGGCTGGCCGCTATGATGGCTTGGAACCTAGCTTGTAAGTTGGTAAATGACGAAGCGGAACAAAAGAAAGCTGATAAGATTGAGTTTATTCAGCAGGCCGCTAAAGATATGATAGCCTCACAATCAACTGGAGAATAATATGGTAGAAGTTAGCGATGAATTTGTACACTTTCTAGTTGAAAGATTAGTAGAAAACAAATATGTAACTAACACCGAAGTGTTTGAGGCTATTGAAATCTGGAATGATAAAGTTATAGCCGACTCAATAGATGATTACTTCAAAAAGAATTAATATTAAATGTACTTATTAGTTAGTAAGTTCTTACGAACTAACTAATAAGTACACAACTGGAGATGCCGATGTTCAATACTCATTGCAAAGCGGTTCAGGAATACTCACAACGTAGTGCTACTAACATGACAGATACTGTTCTGATGGTAGTGCTAAGCATCCAACAAAACTGGCTCGGTGTTGGCGACCAGCTAACCGATGTAAGACTAAATAAATCTGAGTCCCGATTCTTGTGGGGCAACAAAGGAAAAACATATAGCTATCTTAAATCTAATCAGCACAAAGTATATGCTCAAGTGATGGCTGTTATCAACAGTAAGCAAACAGGCTTCGTTAAATCTATATCGCTAATGAATATATTCTTGAGGGTTGATGGTTTGGGCTTAGCTAAAGCTGGCTTTTGTTGCCAGTTGATTGCTGGATTGGTTGGCTGTATGGATACTCATAACATTAGAATGTATGGGCTGGACGCTAAAGACTTAGCACTAGCTAAGAATCCAAAGACCCAGAAGGGCATTGATGCTAACAACGCTAAGATAGATAAGTACATAGAGTTATGTGCTGACTATGGCTGTGAGAATCTTTGGAACTCTTGGTGCGACTTTGTAGCTACTAAGTCTAAGCGGTGGCAAGACGGCAACCATGTATCTGAAGTACACTATACTTACCTGACTGGAGAATAACTATGGAATTTAAAACGTTTGAAGTCGAAGAGTTCTACGCCATGATAGCTTTTGCAGTTCGAGAAGGCTTAACATTTGAAGCTAATAACTCAGGCGACCAAGC